CACGGAGCACCCAATACTCAGCAGCCATACTGGGAGCTCAACAAGTGTCGTCCGGAGCTACTGGTGCATTACCATCAGGAAATCAACGTGAATCAACTGATGCTAGAACTGTGTGGGCATTAAAAAATGCCGCACCACCAGGTGCACCTACAGACGGAGCCGGCAACACTATAAATGCTGTACCAGAAACGGTGCAAGCAGGACCGCCTAAATTGAATTCAGTAGTAGCAAGAATTAATGCGGCCGCGGCCGCCGCAGGCCCTGTAGGACGTGGATCTCAACCACAGAAAATTGCAGGAGACGGGGGATAATATATGGCAGAAAGTGTACAACGCAGTCGAGGACGGCCCAGTAACTACAAACCAGATCGTGGTGGTGTACCTGCAGAATTTGGACCATTCTACGGCATAGTCATGAGCACTGTTGATCCTACACGGGCTGGACGTCTTAGAGTGTACATTGATATATTTGCCGCTGGTACTAAAGCGGACATGGAGGACGAAAGCAATTGGACCACAGTAAGCTACATGCCTCCTTTTTATGGATCAACTCCCTTACAAGGCAAAGCTGATAGTGGTAATATTGGATCTTATCCTGGAAATCAAAACAGTTACGGCATGTGGTTTACTCCACCAGACGTGGGAGTAACTGTGTTGTGTGTGTTTGTAAATGGTGATCGAAGCCAAGGGTTTTATATTGGTGTAGTACCCGATCAAGGACTAGGTAGCATGGTGCCTGCTATAGCATCGGTTCCGGCTTCGCAAGCAAAAGTGCAAAATCAAAATCAAGAAACATATTTTGCTAATGCTTCAAGATTGCCGGTAACAGAAATTAATACCAACAACGCAGAAATTTTTAATAATCCAAGATTTTTTGATCAAACTAAACCGGTACACAGTTATCTAGCACAAGCCTTGCTTCAACAAGGCCTAATCAACGACATTGAACGTGGAACTATACAAAGCTCAAGTCAGCGCGAAACCCCTAGTGCTGTGTTTGGAGTTAGCACTCCTGGTACACCCATCTATCAAGGTGGCATGAAGCCCAATGACATTCGTACAAAATTAAATTCTGGTGAAATCACTCCGGGTCAAGCGCAAGTTATTGGAAGAGTAGGCGGGCATAGTCTTGTGATGGATGACGGAGATCTTACTGGACAAAATGCCATGCTGAGATTACGTACCAGCAAAGGGCATCAGATTACCATGAGTGATAGTGGTAATTTCTTTTACATTGTCCATGCCAACGGACAAACCTGGATTGAATTTGGAGTAGAAGGCACAGTAGATGTGTATGCCACAAACAGTGTAAACATACGCACCAAAGGCGACATCAACTTGCATGCTGACAGAGATATCAACATGTTTGCCGGACGTTATTTAAAAATGAAAAGCCAAGAAGACATGCAGTTGGAAACTGATACATTTTTAAGTGTACAAGCCCAAGAAGACATTACATTGTATAGTAAAAATACAATTGGCGTCAAATCCGACGGAACATTAACGCTAAACAGTTCATCAGGCTCATGGGGTGCAGGATCTGCACTGGTATTAGAAGCAGGCGGCATTGATCTTAACGGTCCTGCCGCAGACGAAGTTGCGACTCCGCAGCCACTAACCACAACCTTGCTTGATGACACTGAGTGGGACACTAGCGCAGGATGGACTGTAAAAACAGAAGGGATCGAAAGTATTGTTAGTCGAGCACCCACACACGAACCTTATCCCTATCACAATCAGGGAGTGGATGTTAAAGTTGTATTTGAAGAAGGCAAACCTAGTCCACCACCTGGCGCAGAACCAGTACCAGCTGGCGTAGAAATCGAGGCAAAATAACATGGCCGAATTTGTTTTTAATTTAGATCAACTTAAATCAAGTGTTGGCAAGTTTGAATCTGGCCTCTATTCCAAGACCAAAGATGAAGACCTCAAATACACCGGCAATGATTATATTATATGGGACAGAACCAACGCTGAACGCATACGTCGCGGGTTACCTAGTTTAACCGACACCGGTTATGCAAGGCCGCCAGAAGATACCACATCTGTTCCGGCCACAGGATCAGCACCTACCAATGCTGATGGCACAGCAAAAACATTTGCACTTAAAGGCCCACCGGGATTTACTAGAGAGCAAGCATTTGCAATTTTTAAGAAACAAGCCGACACTGGATCACTAGTAGGATTTACACCTGGCGAAACTCTTAGTGCGGCTACCCAGGCCGCAGACGGATTGCCATCAGCACAAGCCGCACTGGCACAAGCCCAATCAGGCACAACCGGTAGTCTGGGTGCATTTGCATCCAATTTGTCATCTTCTGGTGTTAATCTTTCAACAGGAAGAATACCGTCAGTGGATTCAGCGTTTGCTAAGGGCGGCATCAATGGCGGTGCCGGTGCATTTGGTGGTGTGATTGGTAGTGTAGCCGCAGGCTTGGGCGCATCGGGCGGAGCCCTTGGTGGATCTCTGGCCGGCATTGCACCGGGACTTACTGCCATGGTTGGTCCCGCGGTATCTGCCTTTACAGGTGCGTTGGGAGGCAACACAGGATCATCCCTGGGTACAGCATTAACTGGTGCGTCGGGTGCTCAGGGATCAGTTGCAGTAACGGCCATACAAACTATCAACAAAAACATTACTGCATCGGCAGTAACCAGTCCCATCAACATAGCAGACTTTTCAAAAATTACCAGTAGCGCAGGAGCATTGGCCCCAATAGGGCCTATGAGTGTGCCCGAAGTTAATGGTGTGTTGGCACAAGCAAAAAATCTTACAGGACAAGGGTTTTACGATCTTAGTGACACCAAAGGACTTGGAGCATTTGGATTGAATGTGGGACAACTTGAAACTGCTGGATATGTTAAACCTGGATCCAGTGCCAAGTTTGGATTATCGGCATTGAGTGATGTGGTAAAAAGTCCTGCTGTATGGACTGGCAAAGACGGCATTAAAAGTGTTGGTGATTTGTTAGGCAATGCCGGCAAGCAAAGTCAAATACAACAAGACTTAATGACCAAAGGCGTAGTAGGCATGGGTGCTGTAGGCATACCAATTGACAAGTTATCAAGTCAGGGTATTGCCGGAATGAGTTTGAATGCAGCCAAAAGTTTGCCTGATGCGGAAGCATTTGCCAAAGGCTTGCCTATTCCTGGAGACGCTACAGGTGCAGTACAAGCAGAATTTTCTAGTGCTGTGCGAGATGGAGCATTTGCTGTGAATTTAGTAAACACAAAATACCCACAGCATTCAAACAACAAGATGTGCCTAAGCCAGCCGCAGACACAGTGGGTAGAGCCACAGTAGATGCCGCAAGCAATCGTGTGCTTGGGGACGACAAGATACCCACACCTGATTACTCTGGCTCATATTATGCCTTGTCGTCAGAACAAAGAACTCAAGCCTTGAGTACCTACCAAGCGGCTCTTAAAGAATTAGTAACTTTAATATTAAAAACCAAAACAGCATTTGACTCAGTATATCAAAAAATAAATGCTTTGACAAATCAACAAACAATCACGCAACAGCAGTACGATGCAGTTGCTGAAGAAAAAGCACAAGCTCGCAAAGGCTTATTTGAGAGCGGAATACAACAACTAATTGATACTGCATCCAATGAATGGAACAAACTCAGCTTGGAAGCACAAATGAATGTTGATCCAAGTTATAAATTTAGTATTGTAAACAAAGAACTTCAAAAGATTGCTAATAACAACATTGCTCTTGGGCAATTGCTTACTGATGTTCTTAAACCTAAAATCGAAGGGTGAGGAACCGGTGAATAACCTCCCATAAATACCATATGGCACAAACATTCATTGGGTTCAATACACAAAATCAATACAAGAAGTTCACACTCACGGACTTTGCATTAATCAAACGAGACTTGCTTAATGCATTCAACATACGCCAAGGACAACTGCCCGGACGTCCTGCATACGGCACTGTACTTTGGGATTTGCTGTTTGAGAATCAAGTTGAAGAATTACAAAATGCAATTGTTAAAGAAGTACAAAGAGTAGCCGGCGGGGATCCTAGAGTTTACATTAGCGATGTACAATGTTTTCCCCAGGATAATGGCATACTAATTCAACTTGAACTAACTGTGATACCGAGTAGTAATGCCGAGCGTTTGAGCATCTTTTTTGATTTACAACAACGTAATGCCTCCTATGTATAACATAGCCGTTTTTGATATCCATAAATAAAAGATAGAGGCGCAGACAAATGGCAAAAACCACAAGACAAACAGCGATATTTGGTGTAGAAGATTGGAAACAAATCTACCAAACCTATCGCGAAGCAGACTTTCAAAGTTATGATTTTGAAACCTTACGCAAGAGTTTTGTTGATTATCTGCGCTTGTACTACCCAGAAACATTCAATGACTACATTGAATCGTCAGAATATATTGCTCTTTTGGATGTCATTGCATTTATGGGCCAGGCTCTAGCATTCCGCACAGACTTGAATACTCGCGAAAACTACATGGATACTGCTGAGCGTAGAGATAGTGTTGTGCGTTTAGCAAATTTAGTAGGCTACACAGCCAAGCGTAACATTGCCGCACAAGGCTTGTTAAAAGTATTTTCAGTTAACACAACAGAAAATGTTATAGATTACAATGGTATAAATCTTTCCAATGTCACAGTAGATTGGGCAGATCAAACCAATCCTGATTGGCAAGAACAATTCACTACAATTATCAATGCTAGTCTAGTAGACACACAACGAGTGGGTAGACCTGGCAATCGCCAAACAATTTTGGGCATTCGCACAGACGAATATGCGGTCAATTTGGTACCCGGATATCTTCCTGTTGTGCCATATACAGCCACAGTGGATGGTGTAAGCATGCCATTTGAAGCAATGACCTCAACTTCTGTAGGCCGAGATTATCTTTATGAGCCATCACCAAGACCAAATGTGCCTTTTAACGTGTTATTTCGTAACGATAGTCTAGGATTTCAATCAGCTAATACTGGTTACTTTTTCATGTTCAAACAAGGTGTTTTGCAAAATCAAGACTTTAACCTTGGCGAGCGTGTGAGCAATCGCACGGTAAACATCAACATCGAAGGCGTCAATAACGAAGACCGTTGGTTGTTTCAATTAGACAATGTGGGTAATATAAATCGTGAATGGGATTATACAGAAAATATCTATGCGGCCGCAGGCGAGCAAGTAGCTACAGATACAAGACCTATCTACTCTGTTACATCAAGAACCAATGATCAAATTACCATGATATTTGGTGATGGTGTGTTTTCACAAATTCCAGTAGGCACATTCCGTGCCTATGTTCGTGCAAGTAACGGATTGCAATACATTATTAATCCTGAAGAAATGCAGTCAGTTAATATTCCTATTAGCTATATTAGTCGTGCAGGTAATTTAGAAACACTGACATTCACCTGTGGCATTACTCGTCCTGTATCAAATAGCCAGGCACGTGAAAGTATTGATGCTATCAAACAACGTGCACCGGCCAGATATTACACACAAAATCGCATGGTTAACGGTGAAGACTACAACCTTTTTCCCTACACACAATACAATAGTATTGTAAAATCTAAAGCATTGAATCGTGCAAGTATTGGTACCAGTCGTTATCTTGATTTAGTTGATAACACCGGCAAGTATTCTAGTACTAATAGTTTTGGTACTGATGGCGGATTATGGGAACAAAACATATTACCTACAATATTGTTTTCGTGGATTAACCGTAACGAAATTGCCGATGCAATTACTAATCAGTTTCAGCCTAAGTTGGCTGAAACTACTACTCGTCAATTCTATTATGCTAATTTTCCCAGAGTAACTTCAACAACATTGCCCACATATGGTGGCACTACTTGGGTAACAGGAGCTAACTGGGTTCAAAGCACCACCTTGGCCAACGAAACCACAGGATATTTTAGAAACACAACTTATTCTACTACATGGCCAAATGGCTCGCCGATACCGGTAGGATTTACAACTACTACAAATTTTAAATATGTGGCAGTGGGTAGTTTGATAAAATTTGTTCCACCCACCGGTTACTACTTTGACAAAAACAACAAACTTCAACAAGGTACACCAACCTCAGCAGATCAAACATTAGAAATCTGGGCTAGTCCCCAAGAAATTGTTGGCACTGGGTACAATAACGGACTTGGCAATTTACCGTCAGGAGCAGGCCCAGTCTCGCTCAATAACTTTGTACCCACTGGTGCTATAGTTGATACTATTATTCCACTTTTTGTAACCGATTTGCCACAGTCTTTAGAATTAGCCATTGCAGAACAAATTTTATTGAATCGTAACTTTGGTATTGGTTACGACAACGATGGCGACATTACTGGGGTACCGTACTCATGGTATTTGATTACCAGTACAAACCTTGCGGCAGATGCCACCTGGGACCAAACATACGCAGGAAATACATCAGGCACAAACTTAGATGCCAGTTGGATGGTTCAATTTGTTGTGCAAAATCAAAACTACACCGTCACCTTCCGTGGACTAGCTTATAATTTTGGAAGTGTGTTACAAACAAGATTCTTTTTCAATCAAAATGTCGGCGAGATGGTGTATGATTCCCGCACAGGAACTGTGATTAAAGATTTTATTAATTGTCTTGCAGTGAATACACAACCTGATTCTACCAATCACTTGCCTGGTGATATCATTATGACTATTACTGGCCAGCCAGTTGAGAGTGACGGCTATGTTGATGATTTCCAGGTGCTAGTAGGATATCGCGACAGCGACAATGATGGCGTGCCTGATAATCCTGACTTTTTTAACGAAATTGTTGCTCCTGATACCAATCCAACACAAAAATATATATACTTGCAAAAAACTGTGGACTTTGATAATTTACAAAGGTATTTGTTAGTAGAAGCAGGTGTTGTCACTAGTGACTACCCTACCTATAATGATATTGCAGTAGTTACAACTGAGTGGAGTCCAGGACAGGTATTTTATGCCTACTCTGAAGATGCATTTTACCAGTTGTCGTTAAGCACAGCTGGAGTTAGAACCTTAATTGATGTTTCTAGCGAATGGGTCGCAAGAACTGGGCGCCAGCAACTGTATTATCAATATCGTCATAATTCAACTCTGACCAATCGCATTGATCCAGGTACTACAAATATTATTGACTTGTATGTGGTGACACTGAGCTATTATACTGCATATCAAAACTGGATCAGAGATACCACCAATACTGTGCCAGCACCCACAATGCCCACAATTGATGAATTGAGCACAGCATATCAGGGTTTACAAGATTACAAAATGATCAGTGACAACATTGTGTTAAATTCAGTAGTATTCAAACCTTTATTTGGCGAAAAAGCCGCACAAAATCTTCGTGCCACAATTAAAGTGATCAGGGCTTCCAACTCTACAGCCAGCTCCAGCGAAATCAAAAGCACTGTGGTAGCTGCCATGAACGATTATTTTTCAATTGATAAATGGAACTTTGGTGACACTTTTTATTTTAGTGAACTTGCGGCTTACTTGCACAGACAACTTGGTACAATTATTAGTTCGGTGGTATTAGTGCCATTGAATTCACAAAAGTATTTTGGAGATCTTTACGAAATACGTTCCGAGCCTTATGAAATATTTGTTAATGGTGCTACAATCAACAATATTGAAGTTATTGAAGCATTGACCAGTACCAACTTGCGTACTGCACCAGGTAGTGGAGTAATTTAATGGCAAAAGTACGCAGTGTAGATTTTCTTCCTGAAATATTTCAAACTGATGCCAACAAACAATTCTTGGCAGCCACATTGGATCAGTTAATACAAGAGCCCAGTTTTAAAAAGACTCAAGGTTTCATTGGTCGTACAGTTGGTCCGGGAATTAACCCTAATGACAAATATGTAATTGAGCCTACTGCCACTAGAGCCAATTATCAACTTGAGCCTGGTGTGGTCAGTTTGGTACCAGAAACCGACACTATTAAAAACGCCATCACCTATCCTGGACTCAATGATGCAATAGGATTTCAGGGTGGTATCAGTAGTCGACCCGACTTGTTGTATTCTAGCGATTACTATTCCTGGGATCCGTTTGTTGATTTTGATACATTTGTAAACTTTAGCCAGTATTTTTGGTTGCCCGACGGTCCGGCAGTAGTTGATGTATCGGCTACAGAAATTTCAACGACCGACAACTTTGTGGTCAATAGAGAGAACGGTGTTTATACTTTTTCTGGCGTAGACGGAGAGAACCCCGCAATTGAATTAATACGTGGCGGAAGTTACACATTTCAGGTAGCACAAAATCAAAAAGAAACAGTAAATTATCGAGTACAAAATTTGGGGATTTCGGCCTATGTAATAGATGGTCAATCAAACCCTGCACTAACTTTAGCCCGTGGAAATACCTATGTGTTTAATCTAACACTTGGTGGCGTATTCCCTTTTTGGATTAAAACAGCACCAGTAACCGGTCAAGGACAAACTTATAATTCAGGAGTGACCCGCAACGGTGCTGCCACCGGACTGATAACATTTGTTGTGCCACAAGATGCTCCAGACACATTGTATTATGCCAGCGAAAATCAACAAAACATGCAAGGTGTGTTAAACATTGTCAATAACACACCCGGTACAGGTCCAGGGTTTTGGATACAAACTGCACCCGGTGTCGGTGGTGATTTACCTTTTGCGCCTAATATAAGCAGTAGAGATGTGGTGGGAGTAACCAACAATGGTGAAGATCTAGGCACGGTGGTATTCAACGTGCCACAAAAAACTGCACAAAATTTTTATTATAATTTAACCAGTATCGGCACAATAGATATAGTGACATCAATGAATTATGATGACATTAATGGGCAACCCTTGGTTGATTTTATTATTGCTACAGGTGGTATTGACGGCACAACAAACCTCAACACTCGTACTTTGGTGTTTGTTGACCAGCCAGAATATGTAAACAAGTATCAAATTACATACAACACAGTTGATGGGATAGATTATTTGCAAGTAAGTGAAATTGCTACCATTAACACTTTAGAAAAATTTACTATTTTATTTGGTATCACCTACAGTAACACCCAATGGTACAAAACTCCAGACAATAAAATTCAGCAAATTCCTTTGTTGACTGCGGCTCAAGATACCTTGTACTACCAAGATGGCACTGATCCAGAAATATTTGGCATAATCAAATTGTCAGAATCTACAAGTGCTGTGATATTAGACATAGATCAAATTATTGGCAAGAAAAATTATATTAGCCCCAATGGTGTAGCGTTTACTAATGGACTAAAAGTAAAATTTACCGGAGAAGTAACCCCGATTAGTTATAAATCGGGCACAACAACTTTAGTATGCACTCAAACTGCAGCCGGTACAAATTATATTACATCATCTGGAGCCAAGGACTTGTATGTAGGCCAAGAAATTTTATTTTTGTCTCCTACGCTGGGCGGTATTACCGTTGGACAAACTTATTATGTTAGAACAATTTCGGCTAATAAACAAAAATTTACCATAAGTGAAACAAAAAATGGTATAGTAGTAACATTAGAGTTGGGTACTGGTACTATGAACGCGATTGCTATTAGTGATCATGAATATTACGTGAGTGGAGTTGGTACAGCAATTGAGTTGTTACCTGTAGATAATTTTACTATTTACGAACCCTATGCTGAAGACTCGGCTACTCAAACATTTTCTCCCACCAAAACGGATTATTTGACCATCAGTCGTGCTAGTAAAGATTTAAATGCATGGACTAGAAGTAATCGTTGGTTTCATATTGATGTAATCAATGCCACGGCTGAATACAATAAAACCAGTGTTAATTTTGACAACAACTATAGAGCCAAACGACCCATCATACAATTCCGCTCAGGCATAAGATTATGGGACATGGGTACAGAAGGCAAGGCCCCTGTAGATATCATAGATCTAACACAAACTGATGCATTTAGCAATGTTGAAGGCTCTACTAGTTACACAGTTGATGGGTATACATTTGTTGAAGGTTCACGAGTTATTTTTGCTGTTGACGAAGACGAAAATGTACGCAACAAAATTTATATAGTAAATTTTGCTACTCCAGACACAGTTGAACCATTGATAGCACAACCAATCATAATATTAACTCAAGCAGATGATGGTGCAGTAGAAATTGATCAATGCACAGTATGTATTAACGGAAATACTTTAGCTGGACTTACTTTTTGGTATGATGGTATTGAATGGATTCAAGCACAGCAAAAAACTAACGTTCAACAAGCACCACTTTTTAATGTTTATGATAGAGATAACATCAGCTTTGGTAATCAAATAAAATATCCGTCTAGTAATTTTACAGGTTCAAAACTGTTTAGTTATGCAGTCGGTGATACTACTATACTTGATCCTATACTACAACTGCCATTACAATATTTAAACATCAACAACGTTGGTGACATTGTATTTGATAACAATTTATATGTTGATACGTTTATCTATGTGGTAGACAATGTTAGCGTAACACAAGATATCAGCTCTGGAGCAGTACAACAATATGCAGGTCGCACAGCCTATAAAAAATTAATTGGGTGGCAAAGTGCAGTTGTGCCACAACAAATATATCAGCAATTTAAATTTACATATACTGGTGCCACACTCAAGCTAGACGTTGAAGTTAATGCACAATCTTCTATTGCAGTTCCTGTAATTAAAATATATATAGGTAGTATATTTTTAGACCCTGGCCTATATACGTATACCGTTGGAACTGACAGTACTGTAATAACACTTACAAATACATACCTACCAACAGATGTGATCGAAGTGGCAGCTTTAAGCAGCCAACCTAGTAAAGTAGGATTCTACCAAGTTCCTGACAATTTACAAAGTAATCCACTTAATGCAAACAGTCCTGCATTTACTTTGGGAACAATTCGCACACACTACGAAAGTATCTGTCAAAACTTAATCACATTAACAGGCAAAATTAACGGCTCTAACAACACTAGAGATCTTGGCAATATTATTCCTTATGGGTTAACTATATTACAACAAAGCTCTCCGTTGACATTGGCTGGATATTTCATGAGATCGCCAGATTTTAATATTTTTGCTAGTTTGCAATACAACAGTCGCGAATACATCAAGTACAAAGCCAAAATGTTAGATGCAGTATTGACCCAAGAAAATATTGCATTTAAAAACACAGCCAACATTCTTGACACAGCAATACAAGATATTACGTTTGGCAAAGTAGATACACAGCCATTTTATTGGAGTGATATGTTGCCTACTGGAGTAATATTTGCCAGCAACAACTACACTGTAGGTTACACCACACAACCCACTTTTGACACTGTACAAGTTTATGATTTTAAATCAGCAAACTATCTTGGACTTTGTGTTTATTTAAATGATATACTATTGGAAAGAGGCCGTGATTACACAGTATCGACTAATCCCACACTGACTATTTTGGTTACGCTTAACATTGGAGATGTGGTCACTATCAACGAATACAATGCCACCTATGGCAGCTTTGTTCCGAATACTCCCACAAAGTTGGGATTATACCCAGCATTTCGGCCAGCTATAGTTTCTAGGGTTGTCAGCAACGGTGTTACAGAGTTTATACAAGGACATGATGGAAGTTTAACTCCTTTGTTTGGAGACATACGCGATGCAGTACTATTAGAATTTGAAACTAGAATTTACAGTAACTTGAAGTTGGATGACAATCCTGTGCCAATGACTTTGGTTGATGTACTCCCTGGTGAATTTCGAGACACCGGTTATACCTATGAGCAAATCAACAATATTTTTGCCGGAGATTTTTTGAGTTATTGCGGATGGAACAAACTAGATTATAAACAACAAGACTACTCTGCCACCAATGAATTTACCTGGAACTACAGCAATGTAAATGGTCGACTTGACAATCAACCACTATTGGGTGCCTGGCGTGGAATTTATAGATATTATTATGACACCGAACAACCTAGTTACACTCCTTGGGAAATGCTGGGATTTGCTGTTGAACCAGATTGGTGGGAAAACACCTATGGCCCAGCACCGTATACTGCTGACAACATGAACTTGTGGGATGACCTAGAAGCAGGTTATGTGGCTGATCCTATAGCACCATATTACAAATCTAATTATGCAAGACCTGGGCTAACAACAGTTATACCAACTGGGTCTGAGGGCGAATTATTAAGTCCGTTAAACAGCGTAGCTGGAACGGCACCGCTCAATTATAGTCTTGGCGCCAAATTTAACAAAAGCTGGGCACTAGGTGATGGCGGGCCGGTTGAAGCATCGTGGTGGAACAGTTCTGCGTATGCATTTTCTGTAATGCATGTGTTGGCAGTCACAAGACCTGCAAAGTTCTTTGCCTTGTTTGCTGATAGAGATTTGTACAAATTTGATACAGATTATGATCAATATCTTTACAATCAACGTTATAGATTAAATGCCAACAATATTGAAGTGTATGGCAACGGAATTAGCAAAGCCAGTTACATTGATTGGATTGTGGATTTTAACAGACAAATTGGCATTGATAGCACAGCAATACTCACAGCTGATCTTGACAACCTTGATGTGAGATTATGTTACCGTATGGCCAGCTATTCAGACAAACAATATATCAAAGTTTTTACTGAAAAATCCAGTCCCAATTCAACAAACACAACATTAATGATTCCAGACGAAAGTTACGATATTGTATTGTACAAAAACCAGCCATTTGATAGCATAAGATATAGTGCTGTGGCTGTACAAAAAGTCTCAGGTGGATATGCAGTATTTGGATACGGGACTACTCAAGCCTATTTTGAAATACTACAAAGCCAGGCTGTGGGCAGATTGCAAGAATATAGTGCTGGCGGTATAACTGTCAGGGTACCAACTTTCTACACCGATACAGTGGTACAAGTGCCTTATGGATTTGTATTCAGTAATGAAACTGCGGTAAGTGATTTTTTATTGAGCTATAACAAATTATTAGAAACACAAGGCCTAACCTTTACTGACCGAGCAAATGGTTATATGTTGGACTGGCCTAGGATGGTTGACGAATTTTTATACTGGAGTCAGCAAGGCTGGAATACAGACGCTATTATCAATTTGAATCCTTTGGCCGGTGGGCTTACAGTTACTCGAGCAGGCGCAATTGTAGACAATATAACCACTGAAACTACAGAAAATTTATTGTTAGATCAAAATTCAAGAGAATTGCCTACTCGTACGCTAAACATTATAAGAACTAATAACACATTTACAATTCAACCGCTGACTACGCAAAACATTAGTTTTATAGATTTAAGATTTACTAACTATGAACATATGATTGTGCTGAGCAATAAAAGTGCTTTTGGAGATTTAATATATGATCCTACAACCGGTGCTAGACAAAATCGACTGAATCTTGTAGCAGTGACTACTGCTGATTGGAACGGTACGATTGACACTCCAGGATTTATTTTAAATCAAAACAATGTAGAAGAATGGACTGGGCTAAGAACATATAGTAAAGGTGAACTAGTCAAATATAAAAATGTTTATTGGTCTGCATTAAAAATTGTACAGCCTGGCGTAAAGTTTAATTTTGACGACTGGACACAAAGTAATTATACTCAAACTGAAATTGGATTGTTACCTAATATTGCCAACAAAGCCAACCAGTTAGTCAACAGCTATAATATTAATACAGCCAATATTGAGCTTGACAACGATCTGTTGAGTTATGGATTAATAGGATTTAAACCTAGACAATACATGGCTGCCTTGAATTTAGACGACGTCAGTCAGGTAAATGTTTACAAACAATTTCTTGACACCAAGGGTACTATACTCAGCGCCGAGTTATTTAAATCAGCTAACCTCAGTAAAGAAGCCGCTGACTATACTATCTACGAAAACTGGGCGGTACAACGAGCAATTTATGGGGCCAACGCCAATCGAAGTTTCTTTGAATTGCGTTTAGACCGAGCCTTGTTGAGTTCTAATCCTAGTCTTGTTCAAGTTATAGTACCGGGCCAAGAAAGCTTGGCTGACCAAACAATATTTTTAAGCGATGTTTGGAAACAAAGTTATAAACTTACCAGCCCAAACATTTTACCAACCACAACCGAATTACCTACTGATACTGGATTACCCACAGCAGGCTATGTAAATGTTAATGATGCCGACATAAAAGTTTTTGATATTTCAAACAATTCTAGTTTGAATGCCAATATTGATTCTATTGAAGTTGGTACAAGTATATGGGTCGCTAAAATTAATAATTACGATTGGAACATATATCGTGCGCAAGCGGTACCTGGACAAATACAACACGTATGTGACAATTTAAATGGTACCAGCCGAGTAATTTTTAGCGGTAATCACGGATTGGTTGCTGGCAATAAATTAATCATTAAGTTTTTTGACGTAGAAATTAACGGTGTTTATCAAGTGCTGTCGGTTTTAGATTTAACTACAGTAAACATTGCTTTTGCATTTTCTCCAACCAGCAGAAGAACAGTTGCAAATGGTACTGGCATAGGATTAACATTACAAACTATGCGGGTAAGTCAGGCCAGCGATGTTGTTAATTTGCCTTATGCAAACGACATCTTGCCAGGTGCCAGAGTATGGATTGATAATAACGGTGACGGTTTATGGGAAGTGTTGGAAAAGAACACAGTATTTTCCAGTGTCGTTTCATTAGAACCACAAATTCTTGCGCCAAATGAACAATATGGCGCCAGTGTAGCACAAGGTCGTAATCAAGCGGCATTGCTAGTTGGTAGCCCAAACTACAATAGTAGTCATGGCGGGGTGTATGTTTATGTACCCGGCTATGATGGTCAATATATTTCACCACTAGAGGGCGAAGATGCTATTCTGTCTTTGTCTGATCCTGTGCAAGACATGGGAGATCGAGGATTTGGCAATGCTATAGATTTTGGTAATCGTACATGGGCAGTGGCCGGTGCATCAGCAAGCCTTAGCGGAAGCCCAACAGGAAATATTGCCAACACTGGATCTGCCTGTGTAGTGTATCGTGACCCTGTGCTAGGCGGCAACGGATCAACACCGTACACCACATGGCAATTGCTCAACCCATTGGGCGGTGGGTATACAGGCGCAGAGTTTGGCTATTCAGTTGCTATGAGTTTAGATGAACGCTGGATGTATATTGGTGCGCCGGGCTACAACTCAGGTGTAGGCACAGTGTATGCATATGGTTATGTTGACTGGCAAGAGCAAAGTACCAGTGCTGTAGCTGATGGAGCCACAACTACATATACTATCAACAATGCGATACAAATTAACGATGCCTGGCAAGTACAAGTAACCGTAAACACTGTGGTACAGACTCCGGGAGTTGATTTTACAGTAGCAGGTGATTTTAGCACAGTAACTTTTACAACACCTCCTGCCAATGGATTATTGATCAAGTTTGCTCGCTGGGACTCGTTCCAGTTACCGTTGCTGACTGCCACTTTTGACTTGGCCCACGGTATTGATGACCAAGGTCGAAAAGTAGGATTGTTCAATGTCAAAGCTAATAATATAGATTCATTCTCAGTCAAAGTTAATACTGTATTATGGAGACCCAACATTGACTATACACTCAGTGGAACCACACTTACTTTTGTTACAACGTTAGGCCCCGGCGATTATGCTGTGGTAAGTTCCAAAGGGTATTACACACTCTCGGCAACACTTAATCCAGTGACATACGGAATAACTAGCGGACTTCGTGTGGGCCAATCAGTATCTTGTAGTACTGACGGACGACAAGTTATTATTGGTGCTTCTAATTCAACTGTTAGTAGCAAAACCGAAGCCGGAGAGGTCTTTGTATTCAATCGCAATGTACAAAAATTTGTCAAGAATGACGATTCAACTAACGCATACACTGTACTTGGTACAATATCTGGACCGATCAGTGTACTGGTCAACAATCAATTCTTGATCAATCAAACCAATAGTGTTATTAGCACAAGTGATGCATCAAATTCATTCACAGTGTATGGCAATACCGTTACCATTTATAAAACTTTAAATGTTGGTGATATTATTGAAATTGAAACCAATTACTTCCCCCAACCACAGGTAGTGACACAAAATACTGTGGCCGAATTTTGTAATTTTGGTTCTGCATTGGATATGTGCTCTAATGATTGTAGCATATATGTAGGAGAGCCACAAAGCAGCCAACAAATTTTCAAAGGTGGAGTTGTTGAACGATTTGTAAATCAAAGTCGCATTTATGGAACAATTACCGCAACTGTGGCTAACCCTACGTTGATTGCAGGCGACACTATTAGCATCAACAATTTTGAAGTTGAAGTTCCTGCCAGTAACCCAACGGTACAAGGCTTAGCTGATCAAATTAACGGCATTCCGGTTGGTTCACAAACTGGTGTTCCTAATGTTTTGGCTACAGTAAGTGCCTCGGGATATCTTACTCTTTCAGTAAAAAATCCCGACGCTACATCACCGTTTAACAAATTACAAGTGGCACCCGGCGCAGTCTCATACGGAAATGGTGTATTTTCTTTGTTAGGACTTAACAACTTTGTGTGGACCCAGACTATTGAAAGCCCATACCCTGTGGAATATGCTGGCTTTGGTAGCAGTTTGAATATCGATGATTCTGCTGTGAATCTTGTGGTAGGATGCCCCAAAGGATCACTATATCTTATAACAATATTTGATGATGGCACTACTTTCTTTGACGCTGGCACTACTATATTCTTCTCATTGTTTATACAAAGCGGAGCGGTTTACACATATGATTATTTGCCAAGCTCGACCTCAACACTTTCAAATCCAGGAAAGTTTGTGTTTGGACAACAAGTAAACAACACCGATGTGGCTCCGTATGATGCTTATGGCACCGCAGTTAATTACACATCTGGTTTCCTTGTGGCCGGTGCACCTAAAAATGATGCGGGTGATAGTAGTCTAAATTATGGCGCAGTTTTTGTATTTGAAAATTCAAATAAAGCACCTGCCTGGGGTATCAAACAAATTCAACAGCCCACAGTTGATGTGAGATTGTTGAATAGTGTATTCTTGTATGATAAAATTACAGGGGCAAAGACTGAATTTTTAGATTTTATTAATCCTTTACAGGGCAAGATTCTTGGCGCCGCCAAACAAAACATTAATTATATTGGCGCAATTGATCCCGCTTCTTATAATATTGGATCAAACAATATTCGGGGTACCACTTGGTTTGCAGATCATGTGGGCGAAGTCTGGTGGGACACTAGTACAGTTAGATTTATTGATCCCAATCAAGATAATATCACATACGCCAGTCGTCGATGGGCACAATTATTTCCTGGAAGTGTAGTTGATGTATATCAGTGGGTAGTAAGTTCCACACCCCCATCAAATTATACTGGTGAAGGTACACCATACAGTACTTTATCGTATACTCTGAATACTCGATTGACCAAAGATGGTACATTTGCTACAGAATATTATTTCTGGGTAAGAGACATCACAGTGACTTCTACCAAGGTCAACAAAACATTGCCAATCAGTACAATAGCATCTTATATTACAGATCCTAAAGCCAGCGGTATTCCTTACATGGCACCAATCAATTCTAGTACAATTGCTCTTTACAATAGTGCCAATTATATTGCGGCCAGTGATACTGTCGTTAGCATTGAATTTGATCGCGAATTGACCGACGATAATGTTCACGTGGAATACGAATTGTTCCCACAAGATAATCCCGACGGAATACTTAGCGATAATTTATATCTTAAATCTCAGGACAGCTTTTGTGGGGTTGACTCATTTGGTAACAAAGTTCCTGATCCTAAATTAACTCCAGCTGACCGTTATGGTGCATTATTTAGACCACGACAAAGTACTTTTGTAGATCGGTTTGAGGCATTACGAAATTATCTCACAAGAGCCAATAAAATATTAGCACAATATCCTATAACTGAAATTCGAACCTTTCAGTTGTTAGGCGCAAGTGAGCCCGAGCCGCCACAAACAGAAATTATTGACGGTAATACAATCACAAATTGGAATTTACAAGTTGATAATTTAGAAATTCTTGGATTTCAAAATATTTACTCTGTGCCCCTAGGATACAAATATCTTGTTAACACAGACAGCAGTCAACGTGGTCTATGGACAATTTACACAGTTGAAACAAGCGATGTTGTAGTTGGCGAAAGAATATTAAAATTAACACAAGTTCAAGGATATAATACACCTGCATACTGGAGTTATATTGATTGGGTTAAACCCGGGTATAATGCTGGAGTTAAGATTTTAACCAAAGTTCCTGCATATTCAGCACTAGCAACCCTTTCTGTTCCGGTTGGCAGCAGTGTTGAGGTCATCGCTAATGCTCAGGGTCAGTATGAAATTTATTTGTTGACTGATATTGGGTGGGAACGAGTAGTACTACAAAACGGAACAGTAGAAATTTCAGCCGAAATATGGGATTACCAACTTGGCAGATTTGGATTTGATATTGAAGTGTTTGACGCACAATATTTTGATCAAGAACCCACAACAGAAACACGTTATATTATTCGTGCCCTCAATGAAGAAATATTAATTGATGAATTAGCAATTGAACGTAATCGTCTCATAACACTGATGTTTAATTTTGTATTGAGCGAATTCTCGGCTCCAGAGTGGCTGGTTAAAACTAGTTTAATTGACGTTAATCACAGGATTCGTCAATTAATACCTTATCAAAATTATGTTCGCGACAATCAAGAATTTGTATTAGATTATATTAAAGAAGTTAAGCCTTATCACGTTACCATACGAGAATTTAATTTGCAATATGATGGATTTGGCAAATTTTTTGGAGATATGAATGACTTTGACTTGCCGGCATATTATAATACCTCTTTGATAACTCCCAAGTACACTAGCCCAATTTTGTTGCCATATGCACAAAGTGATGCATTTAATTCGGCCCTGACTACAGAAAGTAATGTACCGTCGATTAGTACATTGTGGAGTGATTGGCCTTATAATCAATGGTATAACAATTATCTGCTAAAAGTAACATCGGTCACGGTTATTACTAGTGGTTCTGGATATACCAACGCTCCGACTGTTGTGTTTACTGGTGATGCAGTAGTTCCAGCAACAGGTGTAGCAATAATCAACAGCTTTGGACAAGTTGCTAGTGTTGTGATAACAGACGGTGGTTCTGGATATTCTGCAACCCCTACTGTGACATTTTCGGGCGGCAATGGAGTTGGTGTTGTTGCCACTGGATATACTGTGATGAATTACGATGTGGTTACTAGCACTTATACTGGATTGGTAAGAAGTATTAAAACTACTATCAAGTATGATAGATTCCAATATTTCTCTGATGTACAAGACTGGAACGAGTCTGGCACCTATCGAGATGGCACATTAGTAAGGTATGACAATCGGGTATGGAAAGCATCAAGCCTGGACTCAACAGCAGTAGTTGGACCTAATTTTAATCTTGAAGATTGGAAATTAGTTCCAGCTCGTGAATTGTCTGGCATTGACCGAACACAAGGATATTATGTTCCCGGTGTGAACGAACCGGGCATGGATTTGCCACTATTAATTGATGGCATTGCCTATCCTGGAGTCCAGGTATACGGGAATTATTTCCTTGGTGATCCAACGGCTACGGATGCAATTTATCAAAGCGAATTTACTGATGCTACATTAGGTAAACTGCCATCGGACATCAATGTTGATGGTGGTGAGTTCATTGGCTTGTACGAAGGACATAGCCCCGAAGAATTAGTAAATGGAGCAGAATTTGACACACTAGACATGCGTGTGTACACCCGCCCCGGAGCAGACTGGAATAGAGACGGACACGGATTTCAAACATCCAGTATTCGCTACACATACAATTCTGTAATTACTGATACATTTAGTTGGGCCGGAGTAGTTAATACACCAGTACAAGTATTAGTCAGTAATATGACTACAAATTTGGATCTCACAGCTGGTATTGATTACACTATTGATTGGGACCATCAAACTATAACTGTGCTCGAAGTGTACAACTCTGCTAGAGGAAATTATACCGTTGCTAACGGAGATTTACTTAATATTAATGTATACGAAATTGGTGGCGGAAGTCAATTGTATCGCGCTAATTACATGGGCGAAAATGTTGGAAGTTCGGTTGTAATTCCTGTAAACTCTAGCGAAATACTAAGTCTGGCAATTTTTGTTAATGGTGCTATAACTAGCGGAGCCACTTGGGAACCGTATACAGCCAGTACAGACTGGAATATTAACGACAGTTATGTAACATTAGATGTTGTAAATTATGAAGGGGTATATTATAGAGCCCTTCAAGATACAATACCCGGAATTACCCTTAATAACTTCCTATATTGGTTAGAGTTTACACCAATATTAGAATCGTTAGTAGATTTTGGCACTACCTATGGTGTGGGCGATGGAATTTCATTAACAGCGTTTGGGGTATCAACAATTGACGCTGGATATTTTGTTATTGGCAGACAGTACACAATAACCGAGTTGGGCACAACCAATTTTGTTTCTGTGGGAGCCGCAAGCAATACAGTGGGTGTAACATTTACTGCAACTGGTGTAGGATCGGGCACAGGCAAAGCGTCAACCAATTACGAGTGGAGCACTCCACAATCACAAACATTTATTGCAACTGCCGCAACAGTAAGTACAAAAACCATAACATTGACCAACAGCATGCAAGGGACTAATCCGGCTAATTTAATTGTCACGCAAAATGGCAAAAGATTAATTCCGGCCGCCGGAATAGAATGGATAGGGGACGACTCTAGTGTGAGCTTTGGGTTACCACAACGTATTACAATTGGTCAAGACCAAATTAATCCAGCAACAGATATCACAGTATGGATTGATAACATTTTACAACCACAAACATACGGATTAAATATTGGAACATACATTGTTACTCCGTGGACTGGCAGCAATACTCCAGGCCGACAAGTTGTGTTTAGCTTACCCCCACCGAGCGGCGCAATAATTTTAATTAGCGAAAGCACTCAAGCAGATTACAGTGTAGTTAGCAACCAGTTAACAATTGCCCCAATAGTGAATTTAAATGATATTTTTAACATTACGACTTGGAATGACACATCACAACAATTCCCGTTAACTATGGTTTTTATTGGACCAACAGTTACTGGATTAACACTAGCTGAAGGATTTGCTAGTACCAATTACAGTCCAGCTAGTGCCGACAATTACCCGGGATCGTTTGATTATGCCGTTGGTATTGCAATCAACACCAATAATTTTTATCTAGAAAGAACTGGAGTTTTGGCCAGCAGATTATGGGTAACCCTTGATGGTTACAGACTTTTTGAAGGTCGTGATTTTATTGTAACGTACCAAGACGCAACCGATAACAACCCAGCTGGAGACTATTTGATTTTATCTAGCGGTATTATTAACTCAGCACAAGTGTTGGTAGTAACAGAATTTACAAGTAGTATAGTACCAGACGCAATAGCCTTCCGTATATTTCAAGACATGCGCGGAGTACAAGCCACATACAGAATTACTCTTGATACCACAACAATATTAACACAAGATCTGAGTGCAACAGATGATATAATATATGTACAAAATTCCCTAGCTCTTGCAGAACCAAATTTAAGTTTAGGCAAATTTGGTGTAATAATCATCGACGGGGAAAGAATAATGTACCGGGTAAGAAATGTTGCACTCAACACTGTGAGTGGATTATTTAGAGGAACTGCAGGAACTGCGGCAGCTGATCACATAACTGATACTAATGTTTACAACATGAATCGAGTGAATTTATTGCCTGAACCATTACAAAATTACATAGTGAGTGATAGTTCAACCGGTGATGGCAGTACAACTATATTCTACGCACCTAGCATAGATGTTGGCACATTTGATGACAGCACTGTTGAAGTTGATGCCATTGAAGTTTATGTGGGTGGTATACGACAATATGCCTACAGTGATACAAGTGCAACAAGTCAGTATCGTTGGGTCATAAGCCAATTTGACCCTGTTGCAATTGAGTTTGTGGTTGACGGTGCAGAATACCCAGCACTCGAGGCCCCGCCAGCCGGAATAGATGTTACTATACTAGTAAGACAATGTGCTACCACTTGGTACCAACTGGGAGTTGGAACACCTAGCAACGGAATAGCATTACAAGATACCGATACGCAGGCCGCAAGGTTCTTGCGTGGGTTATAAACAAGGTAAATAAAAGACCATGTCAAATACACAGTCAAAACAAACAGTTGAACCCAAAAAAGAGGAAAAACCTCGTAGACCTAACGAAACTGGGTCAATCTCAGTGCAAGCTCACCTGAGAATTTTTGATCCAAAAACCCAAAAGACTTATGTGGAGGGACGAGCATGATAACTCCAGGTTTATGCAAGATTGAAGGGTTTGTTAAAATACACGACCCTGTCTCAGGCGAAGTTCTTGTGGACAAAAAGAACGCTATTCATTATGAAAATATTAGTATAGCGATGGCACAGACATTGAGTGACCGCAATACCGGTTACATCTATCAAATGGCATTTGGCAATGGCGGATCAAGCGTAGACCCCACGGGCGTTATCACATATCTACCACCAAACACCACAGGACAAAATGCTGATTTATACAATCAAACATACCAAAAAGTAGTTGATGATAATTCAGCCGCTGACATAGACCCCCTTAATAACAAAATGTCAGTTTTACACACATCTGGAAATATTTACTCTGATATTTTAGTAACGTGTTTATTAGACTATGGTGAACCCCCGACTCAACAAGCATTTGATAATTCTACAGACTTCAATGGAGAATATGTGTTTGATGAATTGGGACTAAAATGTTGGAACGGGTCAGCTGAAATATTACGTCTAATTACACATGTAATTTTTCACCCTGTGCAAAAGAGTTTGAATCGACAAATTCAAATTGATTACACGTTAAGAATACAGACTTTAAGCAATATTAGTGCTGTATAAATATAGAATAGAAACAGGTAACAGACATGGCATATACAATTAATCTTACTGACGGTACAGTTTTTGCTACAGTAAACGACGGCACCGTCAATACCTCCAGTAGTGTGACCCTAGTAGGTAAAAATTATGCTGGATACGGTGAATTTTTAGATGAAAACTTTATCCAAATGTTGGAAAATTTTTCAAATGCAACCGCCCCGGCATCTCCACTAACTGGACAAATTTGGTGGGATAAAACCAACACATTATTAAAAGTTTACAACGGAACTATTTGGAAAACTATCAGTGCCGCAACGGCCAGTGCCACACAGCCTACATCAAATGTGACTGGTGATTTATGGTACGACACAGTAAATCAACAGGTTAAAGTATACACTGGCACATCATTTTTGGTAGTTGGACCAGCTTATTCTAGTACCACCGGAACAGCAGGTGCTATTCCCGAAACAATTCTTGACAACGGTTCAGTATCACATTATGTTACCAGCTTGTACGTTGCTAACACAAGAGTTGCAATTTTTAGTTCAGACTCAACATTTACTGCGGCAGCTCCTGTCAGTACAAATTTCCCCACAGTTTATAAAGGTGTAACCTTTACTAATACCAGTGGTACAAACATGGCTGGCAATATTATTGGTGGCTCTAATGTTATTATCACTGCCGGTGGGAATACTACAGCAACAATTACCAGTACTGGTGCTAACATTACTGGGTATACAACAGTAAGTGCTAATATTACCGGCGGTAACATATTGACTGCTGGACTGATGAGCTCTACTGGTACAATTACATCAAGTGCCAATATTACTGGCGGTAATATTTTAACTGGTGGGCTAATTAGTTCAACTGGTACAATTACATCGGGTGCTAATATCACCGGTGCAAACATTTTAACTGCTGGATTAGTATCAGTTACAGGTAATATTGATGGTGGAAATTTACGCACTGGCGGATTAACCTCAGTGACTGGAAATATCACTGGCGGTAACATTTTGACTGCTGGGTTGGTATCGGTTACAGGTAATGTTACGTCGGCTGCTAATATATCTGGTGCCAACATATTAGCTGGTGCTAATATTAGCGCCATAGCCAACATTACAGGCAGTTATGTTTTTGGCAACGGTAGTGGATTAACTGGTGTTGTTGCTGTTAGTGGAGCCGCCACTAAATTACTCAACGGAACAAGTTTTGCTAATATTGCGTCACTTGACGGTAACATAACAATGGCTGTTGGTGGAACAGCAGTAGTCACAATTGACACCACCACTTTGTATGCAACCAATCTCAGTGCTACTGGAACAGTTCGTGGTGCTAATGTCACGACTGGTGGAGTTGTATCTGCAACTGGTAACATTACAGGCGGCAATTTGTTAACTGGTGGTTTAATATCTGCAACTGGTGGAATCACAGGTGCAAGTGTAACAGTATCAACTGGTAACATCAGCGGCGGCAATATCAACAACAACAACGGAAATGGCATAGGTAATATTGGAAGCTCATCTGTTTATTTTAACCGATTGTTTGCTACTGCTACCACAGCATTATACGCTGACGTTGCAGAACGCTTTGCCGCAGATGCAGTGCTTGATGCAGGTACTGTGGTTGAACTTGGCGGCTCGGCAGAAATTACCAAATCTCTCACAGAATTAAGCGACAAAGTATTTGGTGTGATAAGTACTAGAGCGGCCTACTTGATGAACGGCGGTGCCGGCGAGGACGACACACATCCGCCAGTTGCAATGACTGGACGTGTGCCGGTAAAAGTAATAGGTATCGTACACAAAGGCGATAGATTGGTCTCAGCAGGAAATGGTATTGCTAGAGCCGCACGACCTGGTGAAGCAAATGCTTTCAACGTGATTGGAAGAAGTCTGGTTGACAAACTCACCTCTGAATCTGCTACAATTGAAGCTATTGTGACTATCAAGAATTAATAGGAAAAACGATGACATATTCAAGTGGCGGACTAATACAAGCAACAGATTATAATGGATTTGTTAACGATACTGCTGGCGCTAATTTAAATGACGTTTGGGCCGCAGGCTCTAGCGACAAGGGTTGGGGACAAACCGCAGTTGCCACAGTAACTGGTGGCTCAAGTACAGTCACTGCCACACAATGGGCTAGTTTGGTTAACAACTTGTCTAGTGCCGGTAGTCAAACCAGTACTGTACTCACAGCAAGATCTGCACCCACAACAGGTCAAACAATTAATATTTTGGCAGCACTCAACACTGACTTGACCAGTGTCACAACCAACCGTGGCAACGCAGCGGCATCTGGAACTGCATACGGCACATTCTCAGGTACCACAAGTAAAACTACTGCTACCGGCTCTGGCACCAATGCTTGGACAATCACATTTACACACACAGTAACATTCCCAAGTGCTGACCAAGCACGTTATTTCTGGAACGCCGGTGGTATCGTGCGTGTACAGTACGGTAAGAGTTCAACGGGTACTGACAATGACGCGGACTGGAATCTTTTTGCTGGCAAATGCGGCTCAATCAATCTCACCGGCCGAGTAAACAGTGCCACCCAAACTATTGCAGGCCAGGCCTACACTGGTACCACACGCCTCGGCGGCACAGGCGGAACACAAACCACACTTGCTACCACAACAGGTTGGTACAATCTTACTGTTACACCTGCTACTATATTCCAGTTAAATGATACTGTGTCTCCCTACACAAATGATTATATTAGAACCACAGCCACAGCCACATCAAGCACTGTGTTGACCTTGGTCACAACCTGGGTTAGTAATGCCAGAGCGGCGGCAGGGCAAAGCACCAACATCACGGGCGGCACTGCTACAGCCAGTCCATCAACTACAATTTCGGGCACAGCACCAACCACTTTGGTCACATACCTTCCACCAGCCATAACTTACCTAAGCAACAGTTGGGGCACACCTACTATTGCCGCAAGCGTAGCCTAATCGGCCGACCTCTCTGGTAAAAGGTAGACTTTTACCTTTTTTTTCTGTATAATAACTCTATGAACACTGAAACTCTAGTAGCTCATGCACGGGCTAGATTTGACCATGCCACTGCTCGTCGCACTCTAAAAGAAAAATACGAAGCACGTATGCTGTTTGCCCACTCAGGTGGCATGTGGCGAGCTGGTCCTGAATTACAATGTGTGTTGTTGAGTTGTGCTCAAGACAAAGATGTTGTGTTGTTGGACTTGTACGAAACTCCTGTGCGTGTGAATGTGCCTGAACTGTATGCTCAAGCACATGGCCATTGGCAGGAACAAATGAACGCCTGGTTGATAGAATACGAAAAACTAAATCAAAACAGATGACCACAGGCGCACTAATATTTGCTTTCAACAACGAACAAACAGATTATATACGCATGGCTGCCTGGTGTGCTCGAAACGTAAAACGTCATTTAAAAATTCCAGTAGCCTTGGTCACAAACGACCAAACACAAGCAAAAAAATACAAATTTGATCAAATTATTGTTGCTGATGCAGAATCAGGCGGCACAAGACATTTTGAAGATTATGATTGTACAGTGACTTGGCACAATGCCGGTAGAACAGATGCGTATGCATTAACACCCTGGGATCAAACACTAGTACTAGATGCAGATTATGTTGTGGCCAGCAGTCAATTAAAAAATGTGCTAACAGCCAAACAAGATTTCCTAGCACATGGCTCAGCCTATGACATTGTGGCACAAGATGACTTTGTGGGCTTAAATCATTACGGAAATTATCGCATGCCCATGAGCTGGGCCACTGTTATGATGTTTCGTCGAAGTCTTCATGCAGAATTAATATTTGATTGTATGCGAATGATCAAGGCCAATTGGAAACACTATACCGATCTTTACCAAGTTCGTACTGCTACCTATAGAAATGACTATGCTTTGAGCATTGCTTTAAATATTGTGCATGGGCAAATGGGGCAACACCCTACAATACCCTGGAGCCTGGCTAGTTTGACACCGCAACACACAGTCACACGTATAGCACTAGATCAGTATCGTGTGGATTATACGGACCGTGAACAACGCCCTCGGTGGATAACATTGAAGAATCAAGATTTCCATGCCATGGGCAAGAAGCATTTGGAGAAAATAATTGAAACCAATTGACGAACAAGGCTACTTGATAGTGGCCACAAACACTGACTCTACCAACTATGTTGATTGCAGTCATCAACTGGCACAGAGTATAAAATACTGGCATCCTGATGCCAAAATCTGTTTGTTGACCAATTCAACAGAGAACCCTGCACCACACTTGTTTAATTATGTGCGTGAGTTTCCCTTGCCCACTGTGGCCAACGCTTATGCCAATGACTGTCAAGTGTTTCATGTTACTCCCTTTAGGGAAACTATCAAACTAGAAGCAGACATGATTGTGACCAGTCCTATTGATCACTGGTGGGACATGGCACGACATCGTGAGGTTGTGGTCAGTACAGGCTGTAGAGACTGGAAAGATCAACGTGCCAAGTCTAGACACTATCGCAAGGTATTTGATGCCAACGATTTACCGGATGTGTACAATGCTATCACATATTGGCGTTTGAGTTTAACAGCTAAAGAGTTTTTTGACACAGTGCAAGCCATATTTGAGAACTGGTCTCACTATCGTGCGTTATTGAAGTTTCCTGAAGATGTGCCAAGTACCGATGTGGTGTATGCCATTGCGGCCAAGATTGTGGGAGTAGAGAAATGCACCATGCCGTTTGCATCCTATACCACAATTGTACACATGAAACGACATATCATGCATGCTCAACGTGAAGACTGGATGGAAGAGTTTGCGTGGGAATATCGAGACTATTTGCTACGCATCAACACTCAAGCCCAATGGGGTGCAGTACACTACAACCAAAAGAGGTTCCGAGTTGACGCCAGATGAATTTTGGGCAATCCTGCATGCAATGCCAGCCCCCGGACCGGTGTTGTTTCGCTTGTACTACAATATAGATGGGACACCAATTCATTATACCATGGAAGATTTACCAGGTACATACATCGACGTTAGCCCAGAAACATTTGCAATTGCTAGTATGAATGTTCGTGTACAGGATGGCAAATTAATTCAACTTGCAAATAAAACGACAACAAAGAAACTGGTGCCCAGCGATACAGGAACACCATGCCATCCTGACAATATGGCAATAGTGGTCACAGAGTTGGAGCCGCATCAAAGATGGAAGATAAAAACTTATGAAACAAATTGATATAGCAGACTTAGATTGTATTTTTTTAACATACGATGAACCACTACGTGAAGAGTTTTGGATCAAGATTAAAAACATGGTTCCTTGGGCGGTACGTGTAGATGGGATCAAAGGATCCGATGCCGCACACAAAGCCGCAGCCGCAGCCAGCAACACTGAACGTTTTATTTTGATTGATGGCGACAACATGCCTGACCCGGAGTTCTTCAACAAGACTCTGATATATTCTACCGAACAGCATGAACAGGCGGTATATCGCTGGAGGGCAAGAAATCACATCAACGGACTCATGTACGGCAATGGCGGGTTGAGTTCATGGACCAGGACATTTATCAACCGCATGCGAACTCACGAAGCCACAGATGGTAGAACAGAAACACAGGTAGAATTTTGTTTTGATCCCTTGTACTGGCCCATGTACGATTGCTATTCAAACACCTATCCCAATGGATCAGCGTTTCAAGCCTGGCGTGCCGGCTTCCGTGAAGGTGTCAAAATGTGTTTGCAACGTGGCACAAAACCCACTGTGGCTGAATTTAAAAATCAAGTATTACGCAATTTAGATCATATGACCATATGGCATAACGTAGGAACAGATGTTGACTACGGAGAATGGGCCATTGCTGGGTCGAGACAAGGCACATATATGACCATGCTGAGCAATTGGGACCATACTCTAGTACAAGACTTTGATGCCTTGGCAGAGTTATGGGAAACGGTTAAAGATTCACAACCTCGTATTTTGTCTAATCAACTGGGTCCTGAACTAGGTACACAACTAGACTTGCCAATGGCCATATTAGAAAGCGAACAAAGTGCATTTTTTAAATATCATTATCGTTCAAATTGGCACAATCGTGGCGTAATGCTTCGCGAGATAGATGTAATTAGACAGCAAGAGGGTTGGTAAATTTATGGCTGTGAAATACATTGTAGGCAGTCCAGGTCGCAGTGGTAGCATATTTGTTGCACTCACTATTGCAAAAAGTTTGGGAATTCGCGCAGTAATGAGCAATCAAGAACCAATGCCACAATCAAGCAATCTAATAGTATATCACAGCCATGATGCTCAACTGCAATTGAATTCTGACATCCCTGTCTTGCATGTTATGAGAAAAAATCTATACGCTGAAATTATTAGTGCAATGGTATGTGAGCAATATAATGAATGGGCATTCTACACCGGAAATAAACCACCATTTGTTGCTGATCTTGAAATGTTCGAACAAAAATATTTTTGGCACAAGTATTGGCACCAGGCTCATCGTGAATTAACGCATTATACCAATCGTAAGATTCTTGTGTTTGAAGATTTTATCGGTCACAGTGAAATATTATGTGATCAACTTGAAATTTCGCGGATAAAAATACAAACTAATAAAAATCTCTATTCTGAAAATAACATATTAAACGCCAATGAATTAAAAGAAAAATTTGATGAATTAGAATCAATGCCCCCACCGGCCACCTGGAAAGCACAAGAATGGAAAGATAACAGGGCAAAATGAATCAACAAAATAGTGATGTACCTGCAAATAATAAAAGTGTATTCATGGGTTCAGCCGAACAAATGGCTGATAAACTAGGGCCAGCATTATGTTTGGCCAAATGGAAACAAGTCTCTCTACACTTGCCCACAGGACTTAACAACAGTTGCTATCATCCGCCCTTGCATGCAATAAACCCTGTGGAAATCAAGTTTGATCCAAGTGCATTGCATAACACCACACATAAAAAAGCACAACGTCAATTGATGCTGAGTGGTCAACGTCCTACAGAATGCTCTTACTGCTGGAACATGGAAGATCAAGGCAAACTAAGCGATAGACACTATCGGTCAGGTGAGTCCTGGGCCGCTGTGGACTTTGAAAAGATAAAAAATTCCACCGGAGATGAAGATGATGTTATCCCTAGCTACGTTGAAGTTAATTTTAATCATGCTTGCAATTTATCTTGCAGTTATTGTAGCCCTCAATTTAGTTCCACCTGGCAGTCCGAAGTTGAACGACTGGGTGGATATCCTACTAGCAATACTCACAACAATCCCAGTCATTTTGTTGGTTCTAGGCGGCCTATACCTGTTAGGGACGCTAATCCTTACGTAGATGCATTTTGGGCATGGTGGCCGACGTTGTATCCACAACTAGAACACTTCCGTATGACTGGTGGTGAGCCACTCATGGACAAGAACACATATCAAGTGTTTGACTATGTGCTGGAGAACCCTAGTTCAAAATTGCACCTTGATGTCACCAGTAACTTCAGTGTAGAATCGGGATTATTCAATCAGTACATAAACAAAGTAAAACAGTTATGTGACGGACGCATTGAACACTTCATGCAGTATGTGAGTCTTGATTCTGGCATACCTGCACAGGCAGAATATATTCGTCATGGACTTGATTACATGAGAATGTCCGCTAATGTCGATCGCTACCTGACAGAAATACCCGGTCACAATAGTCTTACTTTTATAATCACCATGAACAATCTTTCAATCACAGGATTGAAACCTTTGTTGGGTTGGATATTGTTTTTACGCAGAACACACAGTCGCACATACCAACGTGTGTGGTTTGATACCCCAGTGTTGCGTGAACCAGCATGGCAAAGTTTGCAAATCATGCCAGAAAGTTATGTGGCCAAACTTGAAGAAGCCAAACAATTTATGTTGGCACACATGGAAGATCCACGATATCTACATTGCGGATTTAAAGACTACGAAGTAGCAAGACTAGACAGAGATATTGCTTGGATGCGTAGCAAACAGGACCAAGATCATTCAGTTGCACGGGCAGACTTTTATAGATTTTTTAACGAACATGATCACAGACGCAGTACAAATTTCTTAGAAACATTTCCAGAGATGAAGTCTTGGTGGGCAGAATGTGAGTATTATGCTAGGCAATCGTAAACTAATTTTAGATACTCATTGTGATATCTATCATATAATTAAAGATAAAGCTGATGCTATTTTTTGGAATTTTGCAGATCATGTAAATTCTAATCAACTGGTCCCCAATGCAATATATGTAATTGGGCGAGAGCAATTACAATTAAACGCAAAGACAATACGACAACTAGTCATAGATGATACTATCACGGTGATTTTTAGTAATCCCCATGAAGGATCTGCTACAATAAAAGGACACTTAATAGCCTATGGTGGGTTATTAGATTTAGTTGAGTCTAAAAAAATATTGGTCATAACTGGTGGTGACCAAGAACCACAGTGGGATTATCTTCAATACGATATTTTTCTAACTTATATTTTAGACTACGCTGAAAATCGAGCAGTTATACAACAATACCAAAATTTATATAAAGCGGAAAAACCTTATAAATTTTTGTTTTTAAATGGTCGTGGTCGTCCGCACAGGAAATATCTACTAGAACGATTTCGTATATCGGGATTGTTGGATCAATCTATTTGGACTAATCTTGATTCAAGAGCCGGACCTCAATTGATGATACAGGAAAATAAATCAGTGTCATTTATAAATAAAAATGTAGATTTTGTTCAACAACCGCTGCCTGTAAAATTTTTAGACCCAAAATATGAAGTGGAATCTTATTCTCACTGTATTGAAAAATCTACAAAACAAGGATTTGTTAAGTCTGAGTTATTTAATAATACCTGGGGAGACATATACTTGCGAGCCGAACCATACGCTGATACGTATTTTAGTTTGGTAACAGAAACAGTATACATGTATCCTTACAGTTTTAGGACTGAAAAAACCTGGAAGCCAATATCAATTGGCCATCCTTTTGTAATAGCAGCCAATACAGGGTACTATCGAGATCTTCATAATTTAGGATTTCAAACATTTGGACATTTGATAGATGAAACATTTGATCAAATTGACGATAATCAACAACGTATTGAACGCACTGCTGAGGTAGTAGAAGATTTATGTCAACAAGACCTTGTAAAGTTTGCAGAAGAGTGTTATAATGTATGTAAATATAACCTAGAACATTTTGCAGAAATGAGTATTAACGTTCGAAAAGAATTCCCTGAACAATTCAAACAATTCATCAATGATCGATTTAGAATTTAAACAACAGGTGTTAGACACCAAGTCCCAAAGTTTTTGTGCGGCAAAATGGTACAATGCTACCATCTGGTTGGGCTCAGGCATGACCACAAGTTGCCACCACCCGCCGGCCCATTTGGTGGACCGTGATCAAGTCCGTGCCAACCCTAAGCTACTGCACAACACTGATCAAAAGAAAGATGACCGCCGCAAGATGATTGCAGGCGAACGTCCAGCTGGATGCGAATACTGCTGGAAGATTGAAGACATGGGACGTGATGCTATTAGCGACCGTGTGTACAAATCAAAGATATTTCCCATAGAGGCCTTGAATGATGCTTTCCACACTCCGCCAGAAGATGATGTTAATCTTCGAACCCTTGAAATTGCATTTGACCGCACTTGTCAATTTGCTTGTTCTTATTGCAACCCTGCTTTTAGTAGCACTTGGGTTAACGATATACGAAAGAATGGACCTTATGACCGACTTGTTAGTGACGGCAGGAACCATTTTACTCACACTCACGATAGTGCTCAACTTTATAAATTCGGTGAAACTAATCCGTATGTGGAGGCGTTCTTTGCCTGGTGGGAATCAGATCTCCACAGAACCTTACAAGAATTGAGAATAACCGGAGGTGAACCACTCATGTCAGGCTACACATGGAAGCTGATTGATTGGTTTAAACAAAACCAAGGCAAGAGCCAAACAAGACTAGCAATTAACTCAAATCTTGGCACAGACGTAGATATTGATAGATTATTGATCAGTGTAGATGGCATGGACATAGATTTGTATACTTCAAACGAAGCAATTAGTCTGCAAGCAGAATACATCCGTGATGGTCTTGTATGGGACGACTGGGCCAACAACGTAGAACGTTTGTTAGATTCAGGCAAGTTTCGTGGCATCCATGTCATGTGTACTGTCAATGCATTGTGCCTAGACAGTTTGGATCAATTGCTAGACTGTATTGCAAACTGGAAACTGGAATACGGTCGTGATGCTGTATCGTTTACATTAAACATACTACGATTTCCTAGTTTTCAATCACCCTTGGTATTACCTGATGAATTGCGTACACAATACCGATTCGGTCTAATAGATTTTATGGTACGACACAAAGGTCAATCTTATATGCATGAACACGAAATCAATCACCTATTGCGATTGATTGACTATTTGGATGTGGTAAAAACTCCGCACTCAGAAGCATTCGAAATGCCCAAATTGCTGAATGACTTTAAACAGTTTTATACACAGTATGACCAACGACGTGGCAAAGATTTTGGTCAAGCATTTCCTAATTTAAAAACCTGGTATAATTCCTTATGACTTTCCCAGCAAATCTTTCAGTAATAAAACAATGGAAAGAAAGAGTGCTTGACACCAAGAGCGAAAGTTTTTGTGGAGCCAAATGGTATCATTCAAGTATCTGGTTGTGGAGAGGATGGACTGCTAGTTGTCATCATAACCCACCTCATCAAATTAATCAATTAGAGATTGCCCAAACTCCTAGCGCATTACATAATACACCGAAAAAGATAAACGAACGTGCAATGATGCAACGTGGAGAGAGACCGCTAGATTGTCAGTATTGTTGGGCTGTGCAAGATATTGATCCCGAATTGGTAACCGACAGAGTTATATACAGTAAACCAATGGCAGAAAAAAATCTGCAATCAGCATTTGAAAATTCCCCCGATACACATGTAAATCCAACATATCTTGAATTGGGATTTGATAGCACCTGTAATCTAGCATGCAGTTATTGTTGTCCTGACATCAGCAGTTCCTGGATGCGCGACATAAAACAAAACGGTGTGTACCAAAATATTGTTACAGATGAGCGTAACCATTACACACTTGCTGGTAGTGATGGAGACAATTACAGTTATGGTGAAGAAAATCCCTATACTGAAGCATTTTTTAAATGGTGGGAAACTGATCTGCATCGGTCATTGAAGAATATACATATCACTGGTGGAGAGCCATTGATGAGTGGACATTTCTGGAAATTCTTAGATTGGTTAGAAAAGAACCCTAATAAAAGTAACGCAGGTATATCAATACAAACTAATCTAGCATATGATTCAAACACACTGAATAAATTTTTTAATAAAATTTCAAACATAAAATCAAATATTTCAATTTCTACCAGTGCCGAATCTGTTGGATCAAAAGCAGAATATGTTAGAGACGGATTAAATTGGGATCAATGGTGTTGTAATATTGATACACTGATTGATAACAAACGTATACGACGGGTGGTTATGATGTCTACAATAAGTGCATTATCATTGAATGGATTTGTAGAATTTTTAACTTGGTTAGTAGAAAAAAAGAAACAAACTAGTCGTACATATTTTAATTTGTACATTAGTTACGTGCGTTGGCCTACTTTTCAGAATGTCCTGGTATTACCGATAGAAAAAAGAAAACAGCATAGTGCTGAATTACAAAATTTTCTTGACGCTAATTATCAATGGTTTTCAGTAGTAGAACAAAATTTCATAAGCAGATTGATATCTTATCTTGTTGAAATACAAGTACCTCATCGAGGTAGTATAATTTCTGATGGTACACTAGAATTCAATGATCACAGTTTTGATCACAATGTTTCAGCAATGGAAAAAGATTTCAAAAGTTTCTTTTCACAGTACGATCAACGCCGAAACAAGAACTTTACGGCTACATTTTCCGATCTAAGAGAATGGTATGACTCAATATAATTATAACAGTGCCGATCTAGTAAAGCCAGTGGAGCTTACTGAGCGTGAAGATTTTTTACTAAAGGATTCAAAGACGTTTTGCATTTATCCATGGATACACTTGCATGCCTATCCCACTGGTGAAGCATACCCGTGTTGTCATGCTGAGATGGGCGTGGGACAAGTTGGCAATTGCCGTACTAACACACTAGAAGAAATCTGGCACAACGATGCCATGACAAAACTACGTAGTGGCATGCTGAGTGAAACTAAGAATGACACTTGTGGTCGCTGCTATGAACAAGAGGAATCCGGTTTCTTTTCAGGGCGTAAGAGTGCTAACAAGCATCACGGACACCATATAAAGAAATTAGACTCGACACCATTCGAAATGACCTATTGGGACATTCGATTTAGTAATTTGTGTAACTTAAAGTGTCGCTCATGTGGACACATTTTTAGTAGTCAGTGGTATCAGGATCAAGTAAAACTTGCAGGACCTGAGTGGAAGGCCCGCAATACAGTTCTTAACTATGCTGGCCGTACAGAAACAGACATGTGGGAACAGCTAGAACCACATTTAGACTATGTGGAGCAAATATACTTTGCTGGTGGTGAACCATTGTTGATGGAAGAACACTACAACATTCTTGATGAACTGGTACGTCGTGGTAGATTTGATGTGCGATTGATTTACAACACAAACTTCACGCACATGGACCTTAAAGGTCGTAGCGTATTTGAATACTGGAAACAATTTAAATCAGTAGCAGTTGGTGCTAGTTTGGACGCTATGGGACCAATAGCAGAGTACATACGCAAAGGTACAGATTGGGCCGTAGTAGAACAAAATCGTCGAGACATGATTGAGATATGCCCACAAGTTGATTTTTACATTAGTCCTACATTAAGCATTATGAATGTTTTGCATTTACCACAATTTCATCAGGCATGGGTAGAACAAGGATTGCTTAAACCGCAAGACTTAAATGTAAATATTTTACAAGATCCTGCACACTACAGGATTGATATTGCCCCCAGTGAATACAAAGAAAAACTTACTGTGAGATATTATGATCATCTCAAGTGGCTTGAATCAGTAGGTGACCCGCTGGGTCGTGCCACACAAGGATTTCAGTCGGCGATTCAATTTATGAACTCTACAGACAATACACACTTGATAGATACATTCTGGCGCAAGACACATGAACTAGATAGTATCCGTAATGAAAATATTTTAAATGTGATTCCCGAATTACAGGTATTAACATGAGTACCTGGACCGAGTTTTACAGCGAAATACGTGACCCTTCTTGGCCCAATTGCGACCGTGAAGAAGACTTTGCACTATTACCTGACGCAATACAAAAAGAGTGTCGAGAACAATTTGGATATGTGCCGGGTAGTTTTTACAAACAAAGCAAACTGCCCAATAAACGATTTCCTATTGTGACCGATACAGCATGTCAACTTAAATGGAACTGGAGCACCATTTATTTGACCACAGAAAAAACAGCCAGTTGCCATAGAACCAATCATCATTCTTTTGACACAGAATCTTTTGACTTTCACAATACGCCCAGCAAACTAGACGATCGCAAAAGAATGTTGGCTGGTGAGTGGCCAACTTTGGGGTGTAACTACTGTCAAGATATTGAAGCGTCTGATGGTGCCAGTGATCGCATAACAAACTTAGATTTCCCAGGTATGTATGCACCACCAGAATTAGACAACGACCCTACTGCTATTAGAGTTACTCCTAGAATTCTAGAAGTGTACTTTGATAACACCTGTAATCTAAAGTGTTTGTATTGTGGGCCGCATTTTAGCAGTTTATGGGATGCAGAAAACGTCAAGCATGGACTGCCAGCATTCAGAAAAAGCCCTAATATTGAACGCAACAAGTTAAAGTTATTCGATTGGTTAAAACAAAACGCATATACGCTCACTGTGTTTAACATCTTAGGCGGTGAGCCCTTGTATCAACCTGAACTAGAACAATGCCTTGAGTTATTTGAACAATATCCTGCTCCTGAACTCAAACTACAAATGTTCACTAACTTGAATGCTCGCTTACCTTACTTGAAACGCATAATTCAACGTGTACAAAAGTTAATTGATTCAAGACATATTAGAGAGTTTGAAATCACTGCCAGTCTAGACTGTTGGGGCGCATCCCAGGAATATGTACGGTTTCCTTTAAACTTAGAAGAATGGGAACAGAACTTTGAATACTTGTTAAGCGAACCATGGATAAATTTGATTATCAATTCAACTGTGACTCCGTTAACCGTAAAAACTCTACCAGACTTGTTACAAAAGATAAATGAATGGAATCAAACAAGAATAGTGTATCATTATCAAAATAGCGTTAACAATCCAAAATATATGTTTATAGACTTGTTTGGAGACATTTTTAAGGATGATTTTGAGCGTTCAATAAAACTAAAGCCCAATTGCACACCTGAACAGAAGGCCAGTCGGAATTACCTAATAGGCATAGCACAACAGAGTGCTCACGGTAGCCCTAAACCGACACAAATACGCCATTTGTATAATTTTTTAAATACTATGGATCGACGACGGCACACAAGTTGGCCCCGAACATTTCCCTGGCTAGTAGATCAATTTGCTCAATACAATTTAAAATTATGAACTTACCACACGATAAATTTTGCGTTCTTCCTTGGATCAGTCTTGAGGCCAGCCCTGTAGGTACTGTACGTCCATGCTGTCTGGCCGATGATGAGATTGTTGACAGTAATAGTGTTAAATTTAATTTAAAGTCTGCTAATTTTAAAGATATTCAAAACAGTGAATACATGTATCAATTGCGACAAGCATTTTTAGCAGGCAAGCAACCACAAACTTGTCGCAAGTGCTGGAACGAAGAACGTGCAGGACGTACAAGCAAACGCATGCACACATTGGATAGAATGAAACACATGGGCATTAGTTCGGAATGGACTCGGGATACCAAACCATTGATGTTCTTGGATTTGAAACTGGGTAATATTTGTAACTTGAAATGCCGTATATGTGGATCGTGGAGCTCGAGCCAATTTGCAAGTGAAGAGATTGCACAACTACCCGCTGAAGAGAAGAAAAAGTCATATGCCTATACCATGCTCAAAGCAGGTACATGGCCCCAAGAAAATGAATCATTCTGGGCCGAAATTGATGCGTGTTTAAATGACATACATTATATAGAATTCACAGGCGGCGAGCCGTTTATGATTCAGGAACATTTTACCATGCTTCGAGGTATTGTAGATCGCGGTATTGCACACCAAGTTGAAATACACTACAACACCAATGGCACACACTATCCTGAACACGCTGAGCATATTTGGAAGCATTTTAAAACAGTAGAAATAGCATTCAGTCTCGACGATGTAGACGAACGTTTTGAATATCAACGTACAAATGCTGTATGGACAGAAGTGTGTGCTAACCTAGATCGCTTTAGAGACTTAAAAGAAATATACCCTAACATCGAACTACAAGTATGCACCACAGTGAATATCTTTAATGTGCGATATCTTGGAGATATTGCTCATTGGTTAGAACAAAACCAAAAGAGCTTTAATTTTGTATACTGGAACATGATGCACGATGCCTGGTACTTCTCTATTGCGTGTTTGCCCGATTCAGCTAAACATGCTATTAGTGAATATTTAGACTCAATTGAAACTTGTTACAGAAATGATTTTGATCGTATACGTGAATTTATGAATCGTGGAGCATCAACTGATGGCTTTATGACACGCATGAAAATAGCGGATCTAGATCGCAAGCGTAACCAAAACTTTACTGTATACTGCCCTGAAATGGCACAATTATTAAATTATGAATTTACCGGCTAAACTAGCGTTGTGCGTTACTCCTGATGATTACACTGTGTTTTCAGGTCCTGATTGGCCTAGTTATACAGATTACCTTAAAGGCGAGTGGGGCAACAAAACAGATATTTGTGAAGAGATTCGGGGCTTTACAGATAAATTTCTAGAACAAGGCACAAAATTTCCTATACGTACTGCTACTGCTTGCCAATCTAAATGGACATGGAGTACAATATTTCTCAATACGTTGAGCACAGCTAGTTGTCATAGAGTAGAACCGTTTAAATTTACCCTTGACGATTTTGATAATTTTCACAACACACCCGAAAAGATTACTGCTAGAGAAAAGATGCTCAAAGGTGAATGGCCAGGACTGGGTTGTGAATATTGTAAAAATATTGAATCAGCAGGCGGGCACAGTGATAGATTACACAACTTAGAAATACGCGGACTTACTCCTCCAGAAGTAGAACTAGATCCTACTGCCACACATGTGAGTCCCAAAATAGTAGAAATTTTTGCACAGAACACTTGTAATCTTGCTTGTGTGTATTGTAGCAGTACTGCCAGCAGTAAAATTGAACAAGAGAATGTCAAGCACGGGCCCTTTAATAAAAATGGAGTTAGAATCCAAGTAGAACGTCCCAGTATACTTGCACCAAAATACTTTGATCGTTGGATCGCGTGGTTAGATAAAAACATACAGAGCCTGGTGCGATTACACTTGCTAGGCGGAGAAACATTTATTCAGCATGAATTAATGACTCGGGTACTAGATATTATTGAAAAACGGCCCAGCCCTAACTTGGAATTTTGCATATTTTCAAACTTAAATGTTCCAGACAAGTACTGGACAATGTATATTGAGCGCATTCGCAAACTACAACAACAGGGACATATACAAGTATTTGATCTAACTGCCAGCATAGATTGTTGGGGACCGGAACAAGAGTATGTACGCTCAGGATTAAATCTAGATCGATTTGAACAACGATTTGCTTGGGCAAGTGAACAAGGTGCATGGATGCGATTAAATGCCAATCAAACAGTAACAGCGCAGACCGTGCGCACAATGCCCGAATTAATTAAAAAAATCGATCAATACAGCCAGCACAAAAATATCGGCCATTATTTTCAATTTTACACAGGGCCGCCGACACAGATGTTTCAACATCCACAAACATTTGCCTGGAGCATGTGGGCCAACGACTTTGATCGCATATTTACAGCAATGCCACAGCGTACACTAGAACAACATGAAGCTATTCTACGTATGCAAGGATTACAAGCACAGTTACAACAGCAGAAACAACATAATTGGACTGACATACGTAGGTTACATACATATCTAGACGAAATAGATCGTCGACGAGGAACTAATTGGCGCAGCCTTTTTTCATATTTAGATATTCATGAATAAACCCGATACACTCTGCATGGCACCGTGGACTCACACTTACCTCTCTCCTCAAACTGAGCGTAGAATGTGTTGTGCATCGCGCGAGCCAGCACAAAGTTTTGAGCAGTATATAGATACCAGCACAGGTACAGGAACATATACACCAATGACACTAGAACAACATTGGAATAGTGAACACATGCAGAGTGTACGTCGTCGTATGATGGCCGGCGAATCATTGCCCGAGTGCGAAGTGTGTAACGACAAGTTGTTGAATACTAATGTGTATAGAAGTTATTTCAATCAGTTGTTTGGTCACAAGTATGATGATGCAATAAAAGCAACTGATTCAACAGGGCATACCACAATGAAGCCGGTGAGTTGGGATTACAGATTTAGTAACTTGTGTAATTTCAAATGTCGTATGTGTGGAGACATGTTGTCTAGTGCCTGGGAAACAGAACAACGCCAGCATGACATGATTGACTTGAACAATCCCAAAAACAATTGGATGCAACCTGCGGTACGACAGCAGATATCGCAATTCCAAGACACACAAATTGAGGCAGAGTTTGCTGACGCAGTAGAACAGCATCGTGTGGAAGAAGTATATTGGGTAGGTGGCGAACCACTCATGTATGAACAACACTGGCGGTACATGCAACGTATAATCGAATTAGGAGATGGGCCACGTGTTTATGCTAGATATAATACTAATCTTAGCCGTGTTGAGTTTGGCAATAGAAATCTTTATAAAAATATTTTATTGGGCTTACGAGATTGGCAAATCTGTGCCAGCCTTGATGGAACAGGCACGACAGGAGAGTACATAAGAACAGGGCTTTCTTATAGTACATTTGTAAAAAACTTTCGTGAAGGATTGGCAATTGCTACCAATCCTAGGCAGATGCGA